GCTGTTACAGGAGTACCAATTACATTAACTAATACTATATTTCCACCTGCGGAATGTGTAAACACAATTGCACCTGCGCTGTTAGTAGTAGCACTAACATAAGGAATATTTGCGGCACTGACTGCGGCAATAAAATCAGCAGTTGTAGTACCAAGTAATGTGGCTGTAACGGCTGTTGATAACGATTGAGTTCCTGGAGCAGTTGCTCGAATAGTAAATGTATTGTTAAGTACAAACGGTCCAGGGGTATCGTCATCGCCGGTTATTTCTGTTGCACCAGTTGCAAATCGTTCAAAGATAGTAATTCCACTTGTGATATCATTTAACGGGTCAACACGACCAAATGTAGAACCAGAAGCAATATTTGTTCCGCCACCACTTGGATCAAGCGCATAAATCGCAGCAGAAGAAGTTGTATATAATGGGCAAGCCTGTTGTACAAATAAACCTAATGTAGCATTATATTTTTTAACTGATAGTGCTGCACCTTGATTTACATTTGAAATTTTCTGCCATACACTTCCAGTTGGATGTGGCTGAGTTTGTGTAGAACCCCAGCGTGGAGCAGAATAACTTGGTGCTGCCAAGTAAGCAGGAGCATAGTATTCAGTAGCAGAAATACCCAATGCTGTTAACGGTGTTCCTGTTCCGCCTGCTATGGAAATAATACCACCATCACCTGTACTGCCATCGTTTGATGCAGTAGAATCAGCATATATGTATAGTTTACCACCAATTGTGGCAGCATATACACCAGTAATGTTTGCATCATTGATTGCAGTTGCAACACCGTCTACTGTATTGTTTGGACTAACAGGCACAGTAATTAATGAATCGTTTACAGTGAATGTATCACTTCCGGTTAATGACGTAGGTGCTAATGTACCTGCTATTGTAGGCCAAGATGTTTTCCAGTCGTCACTTCCAACTAATACCCAAGTATTGTATAAGTCTCCTAATTCAGTAGAGCTTGTCTGTGCAGAAGTTGGTCCACCACGTTTGTAGTAGCCTGGGTTAAATGTGCTAGTTGCTGTGACAGCATAATCGCCAATACTTCCAACTGTTTGTAAAGGAACTGTACTAGAAACTTCTAGTTGTGTTGTACTTGTAATTACAATAGGAGTTTGAACTGTCATTGCTCCAGTTGTTTGATTCCATTCAAAAATACCCCACTGTGAGTTAGTTGTATCTAACCAGTAAGTATTATTAGCAGGAGCACCTGTTGGACGAGTTAATGTGGCTGTTAGTTCTGTTAAGTCAATGTCAACACGTTGAACATAAACACGATTACTTGCACCTAATGCAGAGTAAGCGGCTAACAATCCATATTCGTTTAATTCGTAACCGTTAATTGGAGTACCAGCGGTTGTTTTGTAGAAGAATGGATTACCGTATGTTGCGGCTAAATCACGCTGACTTGTAATTAAATATACTTTGTTAGCATTAGCGGCCAATGTTCCTGGTGCTACGCCGGTTCCGGCTGCACTGGCTTTGTTTTGGGCTGTTGCCATTAAAATGTACGGTACTGAATTGGTAGCGGAAGGAATATATTGACTTTCATCAATGATTGTTACTTCTACGCCTGGTGATGTTAATGCCATGGTCTGGTCCTTTTCCTAGTTGCTAATATTTAGCACCTATTTAGAAAAACGTCTATTAGACTACCCTTTGGCAAAGGTTTTCAAACTAAATACACCATGGAAAGACCAATTTGTACCGCTTGTAATCAAAAACCATGTGCTGTTAACTATCATCGTGACGGCATAGCACACTATAGAACACGATGCGACAATTGTGTTAAGAAACAACGTCGCATTAAGCCTGCAGTGGCTCGTTGGCAAGCCGCCGGCTATAAGAAAAAAGCCACTTGTGATAGATGTGGCTTTAAATCAAAATATGCGGCTCAGTTATTAGTATATCATGTGGATGGTAGTCTACATAATACAAGTATAAACAACTTGAAAACAGTATGTTTAAATTGTACGGTTGAGATTAAGAAGTCAGACTTGCCTTGGCTACCAGGTGACTTGATGCCAGATCGTTGATTTGTTTAAACAGATCATCCATACTACCATTGTTATCTAGCACAGCATCAAACTTTGTGTTTACCCAGGAATACTCGCTAGCGTGGATATTGTCAAACTCTAGATTTCGTTGTCCCAGTGCCCATCCCATATTGCGATCACCTGCCATAAAGTTTTTAGCATGGATTAACCATTTAGGTTCTGGGCCGCGCTTTACACGCACTACAATGCCGCCCGATTCCTTAATTGATTTAATTTCATTGGGGAAACGGCAGTCACTAATAACAATATTATCTTGACTATTGCGTAGTTTATTTTCCAATGCCGCAATCCAAATATCATTATGGAATCCTCTACGACATACTTCTGTACCCCATAGTTGTAGCATTAGCCTAGGGGTTAAGTTAGGCATGTTTAGACGTTTCGCCCACCATGGATCAACTTGTTCTCTCCACTCTCTGGCTTGCTTTGTGCGCCCTTCAAGCATGGTCCTGTCCCACCCAAATACTTGTGCTACTGCGTCTTTAAGGCTATTAGCAAACGATTCTCGCCTAAATTCGTAAATGTTTACTAGGTAATCAGCAATGGTATCTTTACCACTTCCAATGAAACCACATACACCGATAATCATGAGATTTCCTTTACGTTTAAGTGTCTTAATGTTAATTGTAACATATCAATTTGTCTACGGCAATCTTCTAAAGCATGGTGGCTCGTAGGAGGTTTTGGTAACTCTGGCCATAATCCAAATACAGTACGACTATCACGAACTACATAAAATAGCCACGGCAATGGTTTACTATAACTTTTGTATGCGTGTTCAAGAATATTCATATCGTATGTTGGACCTTGTGCCCATATACGCTTACTTTGCCATATTATTTTGCCTAGCTCGTCTAATGCTTGATCCAAAGGGATACGGTCTGCTTCATTGAATGCCTCATCACGGGCGGCTGGTGGTTGGGTTGCCCACCAGTCTATGGTGTCTTGCTGTATACTACGAGCTTCTTGACTTTCAAGATCAATACGAGCATAGTAAAAGCGGTCATTATATCCGTGGCCCAGAGGGTCAAAGCTCTGTGCGGCAATGGTTAAAATTGTTGTGTCAGGACCTGTTCCAAGTCCTTCAAGATCTATCATTAAGTCTGCCATACATGTAGTATAACAGATTTATGACGGTTTGCCTAGCGGTATTTGTTCAAACGACCAATTAAACGGCTTGCTGTATTAATCTTTTTGGTCCTAGCGGCACGACGTGCGGCTGGTTTACTAGTTCGAGCACGGGTCTTTTTCATTCGTTCTCTTGCGGCTGCATTTGGGGAATCACTACAATCGCCCACTGTTGGCACTACTCTACCTTTGCGAGTACCGCTGGTGCAACGCCATTTCATAACTGGTACACCACCACGAGTGGTAGTTTTTCTGCGGGTCCAAACTAACTTATGTTCGGTTACAAACTCACTTGCTCTCATTATCCAATAACCCAATAAAGTGGTTCTGATCCATCAACATAGTTCTTGAGATCTAATAGCAAGTTATCCATCATTGTTTGTGCTTCTGATTTCATTGCGGCACCGTTTAATGCTGTACCACCGTTTGGACCAGCAATTGACGCAAACTTTTCACGAGCTTCGCCAATAATCATTTTACAGTTAGCAACCATATAGTCACGCACCCATTGTGATATTTGGAAATCACGCAATAAATTAAATTCTGGCTTTAAGTTATAAGTCCATAACAATACATTTTCACCGGACCCGTTTGGATCACGGATCAGTTGTAGTTTTTTAGTAACAGGATTCCATGTAAAGTTCATATAGCCGCCAAACATTCTTGCGGCTAACTCTACGTATTGGCTGTAGAAATCGTATGTAGCAAGTCCACCTGATACATTAAAGTTCATTAAGTAAACGCTCATTTGAGCCTGGGCAAATGGATCAAAGTTTGACGCAAACGGCCCTTGAGAATTTCCAAATGTTCTACGGAATATTTGTTTAACTTGTATAACTTCTTGGGGCAAATCATAGATAGCAACACCATCTACTAACTCCAAATAGCTATAACTTTCTTCGTAAGCGTTCTGGGCACGTTGGCGATAAACGCCTAATGTACGTTGATAAGCCGCTTCATAATGTTCAGCATCTAGTTCAAGATCAATAATTTGCGAACCCAGTTGTAGGCGCACATATTCAATAAGATTCTGCTTTAATGTGTTAAGACTTGTTTCAACTTCAATGGCCATTTATAAACTCCGTTGCTTATATTTATGGTGTTGATTGAATCCACGTCGCTAGTTTATTAGCAATTAACTGGTGGCCAAGTTGATTAGGATGGGCAAAATTAGGTCGTATATACTGATTTGTTTCTACCCCTGTAAGATGTTCGCCGTTGTGGCTTGTTGCTCCAAACCAGTCACCTGCTGTTTCGTTACCGTTGGCCCATATTTTATCTAAATTAACTCCGGGCCACCAAGTCGGATACTTTACCCAACCTGAAAAATAGTAATCTTGTATGTTGTGCTGTTGACACCAATATTGTAATGCAGAAATTGTTGTGCTACTACGCATAACAGTGTGTGTATCGGTGTGGAAATGTAATACAAAATCTTTTACAAATTGTTTAGCATCTGATGGCCAATGCTTACGCTCGTCTGAGTTGGCATTTAATGATGTAAATCGAGGCAAGTGTGATGTTCGTGCAGGATTGGTTAAATGTATTATTGCTGTAACATTGTCTGTTGATTGCCAGTGTGTTTTTAGGTAATCCTGTAATTGATACAATGTATCTTCGTTACTTGCACCACCAGAACCGTAGTTATAAAATTTGTCAAACTTTAGTTGATCTCTCAATAAGTTACCGTAAGGTACTTGCCCAGAATCTTCTTTAAGTTCACCACCCTGTGGCCAACTATCTCCTAATGTTAAAAGAACTTGTGGCATTTTTTACTTTGTTCAATGATTCTATTACTTGATTTTTTGTTCTATTTGATGGACAGAACTTACATTGAGGAATTATATCGTCAATTTCGTCAATAAATTTTTGTCCCCTTGTATCAAACTCGTCTACACTTAATGCTCTGTAACTATTTAATAACGTTCTATCTTCATCTGTAATGTCCAAATGGTGTTGTTCGTCAAACTCTGGAAATAACGCAACAGGGCCGCACTTATATAACTTTGCTTTTATAAAATGATGGCACTGATATTGTAC